CATTGAGAAAGCCTTTGTCGAAGGTGATAGACGCATGACGCGCATTGAGTATTTGCTTTATGTCGTAATTGGTGCGGTGCTGTTGGGGCCAGGCTTTGTCGGCACGATTGTCAACAAACTGATAGGCGCGTGAAATTGATCCGATCAGCCTCCTCTTCGCTGCCAATGCCTGCGTTAAGGGGATCACTGAGCTTTGCTCTTTGTATAAAGAGGCCAAGACAAGTTTTCTTGAAGTCAAAAGCACAGTCGATGAAGCCATTGGGGATGCCAAGGCTGCTAGATCTTGGTGGCAAAAGCTGTTTGCTCCAAAGCCAGCAGCCACCACGTCCAAGCCTGTGGCGAAAAAGAAGGAAAAGTTCGTTGCCTATGACGAGACTCAGGCAATGGCCGACATCATCAAGCAGCTCAGTAAGTTCTGGGCTTTGCAGGATCAGCTAAACGCATATTTGCGCGAGGAGGAGGAGAAGGCCAAGGTCTACGATCCCAGCATCAGCAACGCGCAGATGATGGAAAGCGCGATGAATCGCGTGATGTGCAGGCAGCAGATGGAGGAGTTATCGACAACCATCAGGGAGATCATGGTGTACCAGACACCTGGCCTTGCTGATCTGTATTCGCAGACTTATGAGATGCGCCAGGTCATCTCAGAGGAACAGGAAAAAGCTAGACTCAAGGAGGAGGCGCAGAAGAGGCAAGACGCATGGCTACACAGGCAAGAGGAAAGAAACCTGCAAGCAAAACTGGCAGCAGTGGTGGCGACTTCTATATTCCTCCTGTACCTTTGGCTGTGGTTCCTGTTCGTAAGTCAGTGGGGGAAGAAATAGTGGGCTGGATATTTTGCTGTATTCTGATTGCGGCCCTGCTCCCCTTGGGTGCAATGCTTTATCTCGACATCTTGGAGGTGAAGCATCAGGTGAAACAAGAGGTGGAAAAGGTAGAACGGTTAAGAAGACAACTGGAACAGGAGAGACGCAAAAATGACAAGACATGAACTTTCACTGCTGGCGCTGACTGTTTGCGTTGGCATCCTCTGCGGCTTGCTGGCTGGCTGCGAAGATCGGTTCCGCTATAAGTGTCAAGATCCTCAAAATTGGGAACTTGCTGAGTGCAAGCCGCCAATCTGTACAGCCACAGGCACATGCCCTGACCAGTTAATCAAACCCGAACAGGAGAAGAAGTGATGGCAACCATCGGATACAAACCAAATAATCGTCTGTCTCCAGAGGAGATCGAGGCTCGCGTGTGGGCTTGGGTGATCTTCGTGATCTCTGTCATCTTGTTGGGTTCATGTTTTAGTTTCATCTATTCTGTGACGTTTGTCACCCAGCCCATGTCATCTATGGCGCCCATCGACAAGGTATACACGAAGATGATCAACGACATCATGCTGCTGTGCACTGGCGTCTTGGGCGGTGTGGCTGGCCGCAAGGCCGTGTCTGCTGCTGTTGCCACAGCTACCGCCAAGGCAGAGAACATTGACAGCGACAACGATGAGCCGCCAAAGCCATGAAGGATCTTCTTGGCGGTCTGCTGGTGCTGGTCCTTGTGTTTGGCGGTGGATATTGCACCGGCAAGCACTATGAGCAAGAGGCACAGCAGGCCGAGGTTGACAGGCTCAACACCGAGGCCAGGGCCAAGGAGGCGGCCTTAGAAGCCGCTGTAACAACCACCGCAAACGCATTGAGGGTATCGAATGAAAAAGCAAAGATGGCTACAAAACAGCGCGATGCTGCTATTGACAGTGGCGCTTACAAGTTGCGGGTTCCTGTCAAAGCGTCCTGCCCCATACAAGCCGCCGCAGATCCCGCCACTCCCACAGGAGGTGGTGGAGGAGAAGCATCAGCCGAACTTAGTCCAGAAGTTGGAAAAGCTCTTTTCGCAATAGCAGAGGAAGGCGACCGCGCCATCACCAAGCTGAATGCTTGCATCGATTTGTACAACCAAGCCCTTGAATCACAGAAAGGTATCAAATGAATCTATCAAAAAACTTCAAACTCTCAGAGCTAATTAAGTCAGAGACTGCAACACGCCTAGACATTGACAACACGCCAAACGAAGATCAGATTGAGTCACTGCGTTTGCTCTGCGAAAACATATTGCAACCTGTCCGAGATCACTTTGGCAAGCCTGTCAAGATCACATCTGGGTTTAGGTGTCCAGCTTTGAATCAAGCCACAGGAGGATCGGCAACCTCAGACCATTGCAAAGGCCAAGCCTGCGATTTTGAAATTGATGGCGTTCCCAATCCAGAGCTGGCAGAGTGGATTGAAACCAATCTCAAATACACGCAATTGATATTGGAATTTTGGGTTCCAGGCGGGGATGATCCAAATGCGGGGTGGGTGCATTGCTCATTCTCGCCATCAAATCTTAAAGGTCAATCACTGACGGCCACCAAGGTTGCCGGTAAGACGCAATATTTGCCTGGTCTGGTCGCATAATTTAGGTCATGGCTACCAATCTGACTCAGCAGCTCGACACACCGGCGCCACCCAACTTGGGGACGCCTGATGTGCTTTACAGCGAAAGCTATTTCAGACAGACCAATGGCGGCCTCAATGTCTATTTCAACAAGCTGCGCAACCTGTTTGGTGCGTTGCTTGGCCCAAGGGGTGGTAAGTTTCTAAACCTACCTTACGGCGCGTTTCAAGATGGAACAGACCAGACGGCGGCCAATACCACCACGGCCTACGCCATCACCTTTGACACCACCGACTTCACCAATGGCGTCACCTTGTCGGATTCGTCAAGGCTGAACGTGGCGCAGGCTGGGATCTATAACGTGCAATTCAGCATCCAGTTCAAGAACACCACCAATGACGGCCAAGATGTGGATGTCTGGCTTCGCAAGAACGGCACAAACATTGCCAATTCAAATAGCAGATTTCACCCTCCAGCAAGAAAATCAGGAGGCGACCCATCCCATTTGATTGCCGCGCTGAACTTATTTGTTAGTCTGGCGGCCAATGACTATGTAGAGATCATGTGGCGGCCAACAGATGTGGGCGTCAGCCTTGAGCACTTTGCAACCAGCAGCTCACCCACCAGACCAGCCGTTCCATCAGTAATTGCCACTTTGAGCTTTGTGTCCAATTTGTCCACAGAAACCGCATAATTAAGCCATGGCATTCGTACCTCTCAAAATCCCACCAGGCATCTACCGAAACGGTACTGAGTACCAGTCTTCGGGCCGTTGGTATGACGCAAACCTTGTTCGCTGGTTTGAGAATACCCTGCGCCCAATTGGCGGGTGGCGTAAGCGTTCCACCAGCCAACTGACAGGCAAATGTCGTGGCCTGCTTACCTGGCGGGACAACAGTGGGGATCGCTGGATCGCTGCTGGCACTGAATCCAAGCTCTACGCCATGAACGAGGCGGGGACGCTGAAGGACATTACGCCATCAGGATTGACTGTTGGCGTTGCTGATGCCGCCACCAAGACTGGATTTGGATATGGCCCTTATGGCTCATACGCTTATGGCGTTGCGCGGCCAGACACTGGCACTGTGACACCGGCCACCACATGGTCCTTGGATACATGGGGCGAGTATCTGATTGCTTGTTCTGATGCTGATGGCAAGCTCTATGAGTGGCAGTTGGGATTCTCAACGCCAACAGTGGCAGCGGCCATCACCAATGCGCCGACAGGCTGCGCGGCGGTGATGTCAACTGCCGAAAGGTTCATCTTTGCCTTGGGCGCGTCCAGCAACCCTCGGTTGGTGAAGTGGTGCGATCAGGAGAACAACACTGTTTGGACGGCTGCGGCCACCAACCAGGCTGGTGACTTTGAATTGCAGACAGTTGGCGCGTTGAAGGCTGGCAAGAAGGTGCGCGGCATCAACTTGCTATTCACTGACGTTGACGTGCACACCGCCAGCTATGTCGGCCTGCCCTATGTCTACGCCTTTGAGAAGGCTGGCTCTGGATGCGGCTTGATCTCCTCGCAGGCTGTGGCAGCAATTGACACTGCTGCCATGTGGATGTCTTCATCAGGCTTTTGGATATTTGACGGCTATGTCAAGCCACTGCCCTGCGATGTGTCTGACTATGTGTTCCAGAACATGAACTACAACCAAGCCTCCAAGGTTTATGCGGTGCACAATTCCAAGTATGGCGAGATCTGGTGGTTCTACCCATCAAGCGCCAGCAACGAAGTTGATTCCTACGTCACATACAACTACCGTGAAAACCACTGGAACATTGGCTCCATGGCTCGCACCGCTGGCACTGACCGTGGTGTCTATTTGAATCCTCTGATGGTGTCGTCTGATGGCTACATCTATGAGCATGAGGTCGGCTTTGCTTATGACGGCGGGAATGTCTATGCCGAGTCTGGACCCTTTGAGATTGGCCAGGGTGACAACATCATGTCTGTGCGCCAGGTGATTCCTGATGAGCAGACATTGGGTGAGGTTGCTATCAGCTTCAAGACGCGACTCTATCCAACGTCAACAGAGACAACACACGGTCCATATTCAGCATCACAGCCGACAGATGCGCGGTTCTCTGGCCGTCAGGTCAAGATGATTGTGACTGGCGCACTGCTGGATGATTGGCGTGTTGGCGTCATGAGATTGGAAGCTGTGGCGGCGGGTAAGCGCTGATGGATGGAGATTTTGAGAGACTGCGCCAGCATGTGGAGGCGGCCTTAGAATACTCTGGAGGAACACACAAAATAGAGGATATTGCTGAAGGGTTGAGTGCAGGCAGATTTCAGTTCTGGCCTGGCTTGAATTCAGCGGTGGTGACAGAGATCATTGTCTACCCGCAAATCAAGGACTTGCATTATTTCCTTGCTGGCGGCGACCTAGATGAACTCAAGATGATGCGACCTTTGATCGAGTCTTGGGGAAAGAGCATAGGTTGCACGCGAGTATCTTTGGCTGGCCGTCCTGGCTGGTCCAAGACATTCTTAAAAGATGAAGGATATGAGCCTAAGTGGTTCATTTTGAGCAAGGAACTTTGATCATGGCCTATGAAGATTTACCGAGTCAAGCATGGCGTAATCTGCCACCAGCGCAGTTCAACACTGGTTTGCTTGGACAGGGTCAAGCTCCTGCGCCTACCAACTACTATCAGCAGATCATGCAAGAGATGGCTTCTCAGCCAATGTATGCGACTGTTGCGCCGCAAAGTGCTGGCGGCTATAAGCCTGGAATCTTCTCTCCTCGCACCGTTGAGGAGATGACTGATGAGCTGAACGCTTTAAACGCTGCTGGTGGACGTGGTGGCGGCAGAAGCGCAGCAGAACAGCAGCGCATTGATCAATTCTTTGATGCCATGACGCCAGCAGAATTGGCAGAATTTCAGAAGAAGAATGCTGACTTCATCAACAAGTTACTGACGCCAATGCCTTTGCAGTTGGCTGATCTTGCCGCCAAGAAGATGGGTTATGCAGGGTTTTTGCCATTCACTTTGGGTGATGGTTTGCTTGGCGATGGCAAGCAAGGTGTTGTCACTGTTGGAGAAGGCGAAGCTGTGGCCGATGGCGATGGCATTACAGCTCCAAGTTATGGCGTGATCAGCAACAGCGGCCTGCTTGGCTTGTCTGGCATTAGCGGCCCAGGCATGGCATCAACTACACCTGGAAATGCTGTAAGTTCTGCGATGGGTGGACAGGCGGCAGCCGCAGGCGTGACATCCTCAATTGCACCAGGCGCAACAGCAGCCAGCCTTGGACTTCATGGCGCTGGTGGCGGCGGTGGTGGAGGTTCATCTGGCGGCGTTGGGACAGGAAGCGGCAGCGGTGGCGGTGCAGCTGCCATGGGCGCTGCTGGTATGTCTGGCACTTCATCTGGATCTAGCGGCGGTGGCGGTGGTGGAGGCGGTGGTGGAGCTGGATGCTGCTTCATCATGCTGGAAGCGCGTTACGGTGACGGCACGATGGATGCCGTGGTGCGCAGATACCGTGATGAGAAGATGACAGACAAAAACCGCCGTGGCTACTACAAGCTGGCCGAGGTATTTGTTCCATTGATGCGCGAATCTCGCATCTTCAAGTTCTTTGTGGCAAAGACATTTGCAGACCCATTGGTGTCATACGGCAAGTACCACTATGGCGAAAACAAGCACGGCTGGTTATTCAAGCCAGTTGAGAAGTTCTGGATGAAGGTGTTCAACACCTTGGGAACTGATACAAAATTCATTCGTGAAAACGGCGAAACGGTATAAGGGGAAAAATATGTCAAAAGGCGGCGGCACACAAGTCACAAGCACAGAAATTGATCCACAGATCAAGGAAGAGTATTTCAAGAATCTAGAGCAGGCTCGCAGTGTTGCTGGCGCTTTGCCAGTACAGCAGTTTGCTGGATTCAATCCTCTGTATCAGCGTGGCGAAGAGGCTCTGACAAATATTGGTTTGACACCATTTAATCAGGCCAGCATTCAAGAGTTCATGAATCCTTATGAGCAGCAAGTAATCCAAGGCACATTGGGCGACATTGAGCAATCACGCCAGATGGCTGCAATGCAAAACGCACAGCAAGCTACTGCCGCCAAGGCTTTTGGCGGTTCACGCTACGGCGTCCAGCAGTCTCTGACAGATCAAGGCGCATTGGCGCAAGCCGCCAAGACTGCGGCTCAGATGCGCCAGCAAGGCTATGGTCAAGCTGCGCAAATGGCTCAAGCGGCTCGCCAAATGGGTCTACAAGGTGCTCAGACCGTGCTCGGCCTTGGCGGTGCACGTCAGCAGTTTGCGCAACAGCAGTTGGATGCTGCACGCAATTTGGATTTGCAGAAACTTCAGATTGCGCAAGGCGCGTTAGGTTTGACGCCAGCCAATTTGGGTGGCACTACAAGCCAGCCTGTCTATCAGAATGCCGCATCTAATATCGCTGGCGTTGCGATGGCGGCTAAAGCATTCGGTCTTCTTTGAGGTAAATCATGGCAACACAAAATCCTTTTGATCTTGGCGGCTTGCTGTTTGGCGGTGGAGACAGCGGCCTCAATGATTACTTGAGCGAAGAACAGCAGAAGTCAATTCAGCGTCAGGCACTGCTTCAGGCTGCTGGCGCATTGCTTCAAGCTGGTGGACCAAGCACGCAACGCATCAGCTTTGGACAGGCTTTGGGTGGCGCATTGCAGGCTGGGTCAAAGGGTTATGGCGATGCACAGCAAAACGCCATCACTCAATTGCTGACTAAGCAGAAGATGGATGAGTACAAGATGGCGCAAGATCAGCGCCGTAGGCTTGAGCAGATCTTTGGTGCGGCAGCTCCTGTCGCTGGTATGCCAATGACGCCACAGCAAGCCTTGGCAGTGCCTGGCGGTCAGGTTGGTCCTACTGCTGAACGTGCCGCCATGGTTGGTCAAATGCCAGAGGCCGCCGCAGTGTCTCCAGAAGACATGCGTTATGAGCAGTTCATGAGGGCGGCTCAGTTGTATGCAGCCTCAGATCCTGGCAAGGCAGAGGCGTATCAGAAGATGGCAATGTCCATCAAGCCCCGCGAAGAAGTGACAGGCCAGCCCTTTGAGGTGACTGGCTCTGACGGCAAGCCTGTGATGGTTCAGCAGTTCAAAGGCGGCAAGATCAAGACGCTGGAAGGCTTTGGACCCAAACGCGAAGTGGTGTTGCAGAATGTTGATGGCCGAGTCATGGCAATTGACAAGAACGCGCTGAAGGGTGGCGAAGTCTACGGCACAGGCATCACGCCAGCAGAGCAAAAGCGTTTGGAGATGGACGCCGCACGTCTTGGCATGGATGTCGAGCGCCTCAAGATGGAACGCCAACGACTCGGCATGGAATCTCGCAGATTGAACATTTCAGAGCAAGAGTTCCAACGCGGCCAGTATGAGCGCATGGAGAACGAAGAAGGCGTGTTCTACGTTCCAAAGGTTCCAGGCTTGCCTGCAATCCCTGTGTCGGGTCCTGGTGGCGTGCCACTCAAAGGAAAAGCACCGCCAAAGCCAACAGAGGGAGAAGCAAACGCCGCAGGCTTTGCCAATCAGATGGAGAACGCAGAGGCCGTTATCAAGGCATTGCCTGCTGGATCTCAGCCTGGCGTTGGTAGCGCAATGGCTGGCTCTGTCCCATTACTTGGCGGTGTATTTGAAAGAGGTGTGCAGTCTGCACCTACTCAGCAATACAAGCAGGCGGCTGATGCTTGGATTCGCGCCAAGTTGCGCAAAGAGTCTGGCGCTGCAATTGGCGTTGATGAAATGGCAAAGGAGTATCAGACATACTTCCCACAGATCGGCGACAGTGCAGCGGTGATTGCGCAAAAAGCAAGGTCACGTCAAATCGCCACTGATGCCATGAAAAAATCTGCTGGCAAGTCTTACAGTTCAACGACCACTGGTGGTGGTGGACTGACTTGGAATCCTGCAACACAACAATGGGAATGAGGTTCTGAGATGCCACAAACAGTCAATGTAATTGGTTATGGCCCTGTCACATTTCCTGATGGGATGTCCAAGGAGGAGATGGCTGCGGCTTTAAGGAAGTTGCCGCCAATACCTCAAGCAGCGCCTGAAGTGGCGCCACAAGGCCCAAGCATGACTGATCAGCTTGGCCGTCAAATGGGTTTGGCAACACGTCCAATGGCGCAGGCCGTGATGTCTGCTGGCGGCATGTTGCCTCTGGTGGTCGATCCTGCCGTCAACTTCTTCAACTTGGCCGCAGGCACTAACGTGCCGACAATGTCTCAGGCAATGCCTCGGACATTGACGGCCATGGGATTCCCAGAGCCAGCCACAGCCACAGAGCGTGTGGTGCAAGATATGTCAACAGCAGGCTATGGCGTTGCCGGTGCTGCCAACTTGGCACAGCGTGCCCTGCCTGCGGCCACATCGCAGACAGCGCAAGAGTTCTTGAAGATGATTGCAACCAACCCGCAAGCGCAGGCTGCGGCTGCCACTGCGGCCACCGCCGCTGGCGGCATGTTGCGTGAAGGCGGTGCAGGGCCATCCGCGCAGATGGGTGGTGCATTGCTGGCCGGTATGGTTGCGCCTGGCGGTCCAAAGCTGCCAATCACACAACGCGCCATTGCCGCACCCGCAACCGTGGTTCAGCCGTTCACTCAGGCTGGCCGTGAGGTGATTGTCGGTAACGTATTGCGCAAGCTGGC